GCGGTACATCGCTATGGCTTTCGTTATCAGGTAATTGATGTGCTACCTCTACGGCAATTTCAATCATGTTAAATGTCTTCATACTGCCTCCTCATGTAGTTGTATGCGTGCCTGCTCGGGGTTATTGTACCACCGGTTGGCTATCTCTAGTGCGTCCTGCTCGTCATGTGCGTAGATGGTTGTCCGGTACTGGTCCTGCAATAGTAAGTCGTATAAAGCGCCCATTATTCCCCCTGATTGTCTAATTGGTCTAAGTCCTCTTCCCACCATGCCATCACGGTGCATATATCGCTCCACTCGGCGTCGTACTGAGGATCTTGACCCTCAGGTATACAGTCCTCACGGTACGCCTCTAAGGCACGCCAAATGGCTCCAAATTGACTGTCACGGTCGTTCGCTGTTACTGGTTTAAATGTTGTCATTGTCCCCACTCCTCAGTGTCGTAGTCGTACACATAAAAGTCCTGCTCTATGGCTTGCTTATAAGCCTCCTCAAACGTCTGTGCGTCGATGACGAGGGTATTACCCTCCTCGTCCTTAAAGTATGCTGTNATCATTTTGTCTCCTCGTACTGGCGGCGTGTCATGTAGACGATACCCTTGCCACTGATTGTGTTTGGNTTTGGTACGCATACCCCGATGACGTCGTCAGGTGACTCTACTGGTTTGGTGTACACCGGCTCCCANGGCACGTCCGGTGCNGATGGGGTATTGCTCCAAGTACGNGANACGTAGCGTGCCTCGTCGCGTGCCCTGCAAATTGAATTTAGTGATCTTGCCATGGTGTTGCTCCTTTTGTGTAAGTCTGCTTATTATAATGATCTTTACCTGTCGCCGTCAACAGTCTCCTCAAATACGTAGGATGGCTCGCGCTCGATGTCAGTCACCACGTCCCCATCCCCTGTCAAGTCCGTGCCCACTGTGAGCTGGTCAAACTCATCCTGATCCATAAAATAAAACACTCGGTGGTCAGTGTCGGTGTCAATGATGCGGTCGTCCCATCCACCCTCCACGACGCCGATATAGTTTGCAATGGTGTCACCCTGATAGTCGGTAATGACCTCGTATAGCTTGGTTGTTAGTGTAGTCATGGTATTAGTCCTCGTATACGCCGAGCTCGCCGGCATTGATCCACTCTGCGTGGAGGTTGTACTTGCGTAGTGTTTTGTAGATCTCAGGGCTTACGCCAAACTCCCAGTCCGGCATCATGTGACCATCATAGTAGTCACAAAATTTCCAGCTATTCTCATGCTCTGCGCTGATGGCAAAATGCTCCATGTCATGGCGCTGGTAGGTTGGCACGCCCAGCTTGGTAAGCGCGTTAAGCGCGTTGCGGTAGTCTCTCTTCATTGATTGTGCTCCAATTCGTTAATTAAAAGTGCGTGCTCAGTGGCGCGATCCTCAGCACGCCATAATGCTATGGCTTGTAGGTTTAAGCTCTGAGCTCTAGCTACCTGATCAGGGATACTACCCTTAGGCACCTCGCCGTTGATTATGCGGCGTTGTATAGCCGTTGATTCAGCCATCATTTGGTCTGCGGTCATCATTTTTGTACTCCTGTAAAGTCTACGTAAATTTCATCACCGACGCGTCCAGTGCTAGTAGTCGCGTTGGTCTCTACTCTAATTGCCTCGATCACCTCGTAGGCATCATAGGTGGTCACTGCACTGTTAGTCACAATAAACAGTGTGCCGTTAGTCCAGTCGTACTGCGCTCTTGGGTTGACGCGATCAATGATGCGTCCCACCTCGTTCTCAAATTGATTCATACTGCCTCCTAGATATTGTATGTCTGTAAGTTACTGGTGAGCACGACTGTATTGCCCAGCTCGTCGTACCCTTGGACTAGGATGTCGCCTAGGTTGCCGAATGAGCGCGCCCTGCGCATCTGTGTCACACCCTTGGTGCGGTACTCTTGCGTCAGTCCGTAGTCCGCCACCTGTATGCCGTGTATGCCGTTAGTCAGCGCCACGTCGATCCAGTCGCGTACCAGTGCGACTGCTTGGTAATAAGTAATCTTGGGTTGCATAATGCCTCCGTTGTTGGTCTCGTCAGTCCACGCCTTACGTGGAGACCACGTCGCCGTGGTTTCGACCTGTTACTCTTCGTCAAATACGTACTGCAAGTCGTCGTAGATCCGCGCTATCTCGCGCTGTGTCTCTTGGTCTAGGTCATCAGTCCATACCGACCTGATGAGCTCGCGTGCCTGCTCAATGATTGCCTGCTTTGCCTTGATGTCCATACTGCCTCCTAGATAAATTGAAAATACTCAGGGTTAAACTCACCCCATGCCTCTGCCTTGTCACCGATCAGCGATCCCTTGCCGATCTCATGGTCAAACAGTGCGATGCAGTCCTGATCCAGTGCCGTTGCCAGCACGTTGATACTGCCGTGTGGCAGTGCGTACTGGATGATCACTGTGGGCTCGCTACCCTCGTACGATACCTTGACCTTAGTCACGTCACGCACAAAGCTCAGCGCGGCGCTCAGTGTCTGCTCCACGCTATTGTTGCCACCAGTAAAAGGGTTAGCTAGTCCGATATTGATTGTATACATATATTCTCCTGTTGTTAGTACTGCCTCGAGCTCACTGGTAACAATGAGCTCTGAGCATTACTATCACGACTGTTGCGATTACTTGGCGCCGTCGGTATCTCTTCGCTAGGTCTGTTTCTATATCCTAGGTCTGCCACATGATTATACAGGCTGGTACTTAGTCACCTGTTGAGTGGATTAGCCACTGCACTTCCGATACCTTGTATTATCCGACCTTTGAGACAAATGTCAACACCTTGATGCAAATATATTCTCTGCCTTATATCTATTGGGTTTGCTGGCGATAGTAATACCCGACTAGACTGTGGGGTTATGTGGGAGGTAGTGGGATATCAAGCGCGTTGGCTATTCACCACACTAGCGTCCACATCACCTTGTCACCCTCGCACGCGCATCGCCTCAGAGCCCACGCAGTATATGATAGACAGGCGATCGGCACATAGGTGAGGCTACCCCCTTACCTCAGAGGCAAACAGCGTGGCGACCCCTTAGCGCGCCTCCTATCCGTCAATAGGTGTTTACCCTAACAGGCAGGCAGGACACACAGCCACGCGCCCATACATTCCACATTGTGATAAGGCATATCACAATGTGGAATGTATGGGCGCGTGGCTGTGTGTCACGTTGCTGGTGTGTATCCTTGCCTATGTGTTGTATCCATACCACACGGCGGGCGCGGGCACATTGGCACGGATCTTGCTAGGCAAGAAGCGTGCCAGCTATATGTTAGTGAGTACTCACACTCATCACTCGCTGTGCTTGGGCGCGCAGGCTGGCATAGATCTTGCTAGGCAAGAAACGTGCCAGCCTGTAAGTGATCACCTGATCACTTAATGCACCAATATGGTGCATGGGGGTGTTGTTTANAAACCACATCACCCTTTTAGGTACCATCGGGGTGGTCGGGGGNGGGGGCCCCACAGACCCTGAGTTTGTGTAACTTCCAAATTTTTTTTAAAATTGTCACCATTGTCTGGATGCAGTGCAGCATTTGTCACCCAACAAATAGGAATCATTATCATTTACTAACGGTCTATCAATGAGTTACAAGCGATTTGTCACCATTGTCACCATTGTCACCCCTTGTTTCACTTATTTTATAATTTTTTTAAAAAATAAAAAAAAGTTATAGATAAACTGGAATAGACCCAGACAATGGTGACAATGGTGACAAAAAGGGGACAGAGTCGAGGCATATTTTAAAAATAAGGCAGACTATTGCCATTTGTTTGCATTATTATAAGTATGAACAAATACGTCTATCAGATACAGGGCGCACTAGAAAGCAGGCAGGGAGATTTCCTGGGTCTTCGTGTGCTGGTCTGTGATGTGAATAACTTTGACTCGGTTGATGTGCCTGTAGAGGTACTAGACTCTGAAACCGCAAAGTACATCAAGTTCAGGCTTAGTATCACCGCAGAGGCCCTGGACATCCAGAGGCTACCGGTTAACATTCAAAACAAAATACGCACGCCGCTAGGGCGNTGGCTGGACCACTGGGTCCTTGATAACTTCTATGGCAATACTGTCAACACAAAGAGTACTAACGCTTGACCACTGGAAATACGCCCGCCACCTACAGGCGGGAGACTATGTATTTGATATCAATGGCAAGCCAGTAAAAGTAAAGTTGGTACAAGAGTACCTGGCGCCAGCCTGCTATGAGGTAACGTTTAACGACCACCTCACGGCTACGGGCGATGAGCACCTGTCTTTTATGATAGAGAGTCCCAAGTATCGCAACAGGCTACAAACATACCAGGGCATTCGTAAATTTAAAAGGCCACTTCAGCCATTAAGCGTAAAGGATCTGCTAGAGATCCCTTTAAAAACAAAGACAAACCGCCTGGCGTACTCTGTGCCCACGGCAAAACCCCTAGAATTTCCACACAAAGATCTGCCAGTGCCGCCGTTTGTCTTTGGCTTTTGGTTTTTTAACACCAAGCCCAACGGCAAGATGCAGTTTCCTAAGGGAATGCAGGAGTACATTACTGAAAGATTCAAAGAGCACGGGTATAAGGTCGTACCCTGGAGAAAATCTCGCACAGGAGAGCGCTACTTTAGCACCATCCCTAGCGTAGAGTCGCACCTAATCCCAGTATTACCCACAAAGATACCACAAAACTATCTGCTGTCATCGGTAGAGCAGCGAATTGAGCTGTTGTCTGGCATAATTCTGGCAAAACCTAGGCAGTACTCCACTAAAAAAGACAGCTTTCGTGTTACCTTTGGACACCGTGGCATTATTTTACAGCTCCAGGGGCTTATTGAGTCACTAGCCAGCAGAATTACTGTAGAAAACAGGCCACAGCTTGGAAATTACAGCGTTATTTTTAAATCAAAGCATCAACTTGTACCACACCAAGTCTCTAAACCTGTAAAGGTTCATCATGCGAGACGGTACGTCAACAAAATCAGTTCAATTCCAGCCCAGTCTTGCATACACATCGAGACAGAGGGTCAAGATAGCACTATCTTAGTAGGAGAAGGTTTTATTCCATGTCGATAACAGACAAACAACAAAGCGAGCTCAAAAAATTTGCAGCCGCAAGACAGCACTGGCCCAAACAACAGCTTGAGGCGGCCATCTGGCAGATAAAATGGTCGCTACAGGCCCTACCACATCAACAAGAACCAGACGATGGTGAATATGACACATTTCTTATGCTTGCCGGTCGTGGATCGGGCAAGACTCATACGGCCGCTCATTGGATTGGCATTCGTGCTTGGAAGTACGACAACACTCGCTGGCTGGTCACCGCCCCAACTTCTAACGACATACGAGCGACTTGTTTTGAGGGAGATTCCGGACTCCTTAATATTATCCCACCTAGCCTCATCAGAGACTACAACAAGTCCCTATTCGAGATTACCCTTACCAATGGATCCATCATACAAGGAATTCCAGCATCCGAGCCAGAGCGGTATCGCGGTAAACAATACCACGGAGCCTGGTTCGACGAGCTCTGCGCGTTCGACTACCTCGACGACGCGTATGACGGTGTGCAGTTCACGCTGCGTCTCAAAGACCCAAGGATCGCCAGGGTCCAACAAATCATCACCACCACCCCCAAGCCAAAAGAGCTCATCGTCGACCTTAACGAAGGAAAAATAGGCGGGGATGTATATGTAGTTAACGCGTCATCTTATGACAACAGAGACAACCTCTCAGAGACATTCTTCAAACAGCTTGAGACTTACGATGGTACAGATATTGGCCGTCAAGAGATCTATGGCGAGATCCTTGACCCAGAGGCATCTGGCATCATTAAACGTCGCCAGTTCCGTATGTGGCCCGCAGACAAACCAACACCAACCCTGGAGTACGTCATTGCGTCGTATGATCCGGCGACTTCTGAAAAAACAATGAACGACCCCACGGCCTGCACTGTCTGGGGAATATTTGAGCAGCAAGACGCGGGCACCGCGGTCATTTTGCTAGACGCATGGGACGAGCACCTGTCATACCCAGAACTTCGACGTAAGGTCATCAACGACTTTAAAGAGGTCGTNTACGGCGCGGACAACGAGTTTGGTAAGGGACGCAAGGCCGACCTTATTTTGATGGAGGACAAGTCTGCCGGTATCTCCCTGATCCAGGAGCTTCAAGGATCTGGCGTCCCGGTCAGAGGATACAACCCTGGAAGAGCGGATAAGGTGCAGCGTCTAAACATTGTGGCCCCATTAGTCGCCAAGGGTAAAGCGTTTATACCTGAGGACAACAAACAAAAGGGTGAGTACGCCTCGTGGACAAAACGTTTCCTAAGACAGGTATGCTCGTTTCCTGAGGCGGGCGGCCATGATGACTACGTGGACTCACTATCGCAGGCGCTGCGTGTTCTAAGAGACTCTGGATGGATACAGCTAGATCCACTGCCCGCTAGAGACTACGACTACGCCGATACAGACGCATCTAAGCGATTTGTCAATCCCTACGCCCAATAAGGGCGGATTGTGCCTATTTCTTGCATTATTATAAATAGGAATAATACATGAATCCAATCAAATCCCCACATCAACTACTCCTGGAAGAAGCAGGAGCGTCCTTGGATCCTAGTCCCGGTTTAGTAAACACGCCACAGCAGATGTTAATGCAGCAGGCAAACATATTACCTCACCTAGCACTTGGCGGTGCTGTAACACCTGCTGATATGCAGGCCGCACTGATTGTAAACGGAAATACTCCACAACATTTTGCAAC